GAAGAGATCGAAGACGCCTTGGACTCGCTCACGGGCGATCTGCCCGAGGGCCTTCAAATGGCGATAGAAGCCAGCGGCTTCGAGTGGAACGTTGAGACGCAGGAGGTGACCCCCGATGCCACCTAGCCCTAAAGAGGCAGAGACGGTGACGGCAAGGGACGTGTTCTTCTCGGAGGACATTCGCCCGTGCCACGCAGGCGGCTACTGGTGGGACATCGAGGGTGTGACCGGCGCTGCCTTCAAAGGACGGGACGGCTTCAACGAATCGGCCGGCGGCCAGACTGCGACCAAGTGGGGCGCCCGCCGCAAGCTCCGCAAGTACAAGCGCCGGTTCCTCCGAACTGCCCTCGCGGCCACCCGGAGGTGCCCAAATGAGTAAGCACGACCACGAGAGGATCACGGAGTACAGGGTTGTCGGGAGGGCTGGAGTGCAACTACTGGTGGTCGCCTCGCTCGCGCGTGCCCAAGAGGAAGCCACATTCGGATTGCTTGAGGGTGAAGCACCGCTACCGATCCAGTCCCGCACCGTCACCACCACCCCTTGGGAAGACGTAACCGAGACCAACCAAGAGACGAAAGGGGAGCGCTGATGGCGACTGCGACAAAGCCCGAGATCGACTGGCGCAAAGAGCCTCGCCCTGGTGACCGGTACATGACCCAGCCTGACTACCAGTGGGAGCCGACGATCTGGCCGGCGACGGAGAGCTACGCGAAGGACAAGGCCAGCATGGCCTCGGCCCTCGATTGCAACTTCACCGAGGTCCGCATGGAGACCTACTGCATGGCCTACGACCCCGAGACGGCCGAGGCCGAATGGCGACAGGACCGCTGCGAGTGCGAGGACGGCCCGCACTGGACCGCGCCGTCCTACAACGTGGGGGGAGAGGTCACCGCGCCGCCGCAGGAGTGCGCCACCACGAAGCCCGCCGAGGACTTGACGGACTTCTGGGACGAGGACGGCCAGTTCTGCCCGTGGGTCCGGGTCTCGGCTTCTCACCCCGACGCCGTGAAATTCAGGAGAGGACGGATTGCGAATGGCTGACCCAACGAACAGCGAGCAGGTAGAGGCCGTTGATCACCGGGAAGAGGCGACGCGCCTCCTCCAAGCCTCCGCGGACCTCACTGCTGAGGTAGGCGGAACCCCAACTGTTACCGACGCCCTCCAGGCCGCCCAGATCCACACCCAGCTCGCCCTAGTAGACGAGGTAGCGAAGCTGCGGGAGGCGATTCACAGCGGACCCGGCTGTTTGGCGGACCGCGTCGAATATGCGATCAACGTCAGGGGGAACTCGTGACCGACCCCACCCAGCACTCCCTCCCTGAACAGGTAGCGGTCAACCGTCAGACGCTGCTTGAGTTCGATGCCTGGCTCTCAGTGCGAGGTGAGTTCGGCGAGGTGCTGACCGCCTTCCGGGACGCCTTCAAGACGGACACCCGCGATGCCGAGTACCCGAGCGTCGGTCTCCCCGCTTCCCTGCCGATGCCATCTTCTGGCTCCCTCCCCGAAGTACCGGATGAGGCTTTCGAGGCTGCGGCGCGGCGATGGCGTGAGGATGCACAGCCGCACGCGGTCGGCGATGGTCTCCCGATTGATCTGCGGTTCCGCAACGCCCTCACCGCTGCCCTACCCAGCCTCCATGCAGCTTGGGAGAAGGAACGGGCTGAACAGTTCGGGCCTGTGATCGAGGACTGGGTCGGCCCGGACGGCGAGACGTATTCAAGCCTCAAGCAGCGCGAGCGGGCGATGCTCGACTCGGCCTGCATCAACCAGAAGCGCCGCGAAGAAGTCGAAGCCTCTCCAGGCGTCCTCTCCAAGGAGGAGGCGCGGCTGGTCGCGGACCTGCTTCGCAATCGCGTCGGGACGATGGGGACCGAAGAACTTCAACAGCGTCTCTCGAAGTGGGCCGGTCAGGCATGAAGCAGGTCGTGACCATCGGCAAGCAGCCCGGCGCTCTCACGCACACGGCTCGTTCTGGTCTGTATATGCCCGACGGGACGCTCCCAGGCCCAGGCAGCGTCAAGCACATGGGAACGGTGTGCAACTCCAAGGCAATCTGCTTCGCCGTTACCGAAAGCGGTCGGCCTGTGCGCGAGCGCCCTGCGTGCCAGAAGTGCCTCTCCGACTGGGCAGAAGAGAGGACCGGCAAATGAGTGACGAGAAGCGGATAGTCACCGTTTACTGCTCGCAGTGGGCATCGTGCGGCTGGGTGGGGGTACGCCTCTCGGATTGTCTCGGCGTCCAGCCCAAGCCGTGCCCGAAGTGCGGCAAGGAGGTAACGCGATGAGTGACGAGAAGCGCTGGACACTAGTTAAACGTTGTAGTGACCCTCTGGGCACCTGGTGGGAAGTCGTAAAACCTCAACATGAGGAGTCTCTCCGATCCCTTGGGTTGGAGTTGATAGACGTCATCCCCGCCAAGGCCGCAGAGTCAAAGCTGGCAGAGGCACAAGCAGAGGCTGAGAAATGGAAGATCACCTCAGACGCACACTGCTCGCTCGACAAAGTGGCGCTCGGCGCTGAGCAGATCAAGCACCGCGACGACGCAGACAACGCGCTCTATAACGCCGTCCTCACCCCCTCCCCACCACAGGAGCAGCACGACCTCGCAACCTTCACGGAAGCCTTTCTTGACGCTGCCGTAGAGCAGGACCGGCGAGAGCGGGAGCAGCCCCGCTACACGGGCCATCGGGTCGAGATCGAGTTCGACGGCAACGGCCTGGAACCCGGCCTGCGCCTTCTCCACCCGGAGACCGGCTGCGACCCGGGCGAGGAGGGCCGGCCCGGCACCTGCGGGCTCGATGGCTGGCTCGAAAACGCAGACGAGCCGGAGGGCATGTTGCGGGGCAAGCTCACCATCCCGGTCACTTACGAGTTGGACGCCAATCAGCCGCTTTTCCACCTGCTCGCCGTTCCCCAGCCCAACACCCCCACTAAGGAAGGAGACGCCCATGAGTAAGGACCCACAGGAGCGGTGCGGGGGGAGCGGCGAAGTGGTGGTCACTGAATCGGACGGCGCGGCCCCCGACAAGACCTTCCGACAGGCTTGCCCCGGATGTTCCGACTGCTCTGCCCCTACGGGGACGGAGGAGACGCTGAAGTGCGGTTCGTGCGGCGCTGAGGTCCACTCGACGCTGACGGACCGATGCCACAACTGCTGCGCGAAGAACTATGGCCAGCCGTCCGCGCAGGAGACCGAGATGAAGCCAGGGAGCGCCCCTACAGAGGGAGAGGAGCCGGAGCGGCCGGAGAACTGCGAACGATGCAAGGGAAGCGGTGTCGAGCTTCGCCAGGGCAACGGCGAGTGGATCAGCGACCCGTGTCCTGACTGCGACGGAACCGGGGGGAAGCAGCCCGCCACCCCGGAGCCAGAGGTGGACCTTGCACAAGCCGACGTTGATAACGAGACTCCCGACGCCGCGCTATTAAAGGCGGAGCCAGAGGGGGACCACTGGCCGGAGGCGACGATCAAAATCGCACCGGGATACAGCCCAGCGCTGCGGCTCCACGGCAACTTCGATCACCTTCGTGGTCACCGCCGCTACATCCCCGCCCCCTCTATACCGCTGGGCCCAGCCGGTCGACGCGAACAGGCGGTCAACGATCTACTGGAGCTGGCCAAGCTCGCTGACGACGATCAGATGCGCGACGAGCTGGAGAACCTGGCCTCGCGCTTCTCGTTGCCACCCCGGCCCTCTATACCGCTGGGGGACCGGGAGAAGCTGCTCTGGGTGGCCCCCGACCGCGACGAGGAGCGTCTGCGCGAGTTGGAGCGCTTGAAAGTCCGCCCCTCCGTACCACTGGAGCAGGGGAGCGGGGAGGATGAAGATCACTGGCCCCCGAAGCTTCGCGTGAGGAAGCGTCCGTCAGGAGAGATCGTGCTGATCCCGATCTCATGGGTCCACGAAGGCTCAAAGCTCTACACCCCCGAGGAGGGCGACGATGCCTAAAGCAACGATCCGAGAAGACGGCGATGTGTTCTGCGAGATCGTCCGCGACGAGTGGAGAGAACTGGCCGCAGAGATCGGGTCTGAACTTGACAAGATCTTCGCGGCTGGCACTCGCCCCGAATCGCTGGGAATCGACTTCGCCGGAATGTCCATGACCGAATGGGAGGCGTTGCCCGAGGAGACCCGCCGCGACTTCCAGGAATACGGCGCCGACTGATGGCTGACTCCTACCAATGCCCAGTCTGTCACCGCCCGTTATTCAGCCCGGCCGAAGTCTGCGACGGCGCCTTCACGGAACGCGATCACCCGACCGGAGTGAACGCGGTTGCTGTCGCCTCCCCTCCACTAGAGCATGGGGAGGGCACCGCCCTAGTAGCGGCCGGCCAAGTCTTCGCCGCCTCAGTCGAGCGAGACCGTCGAGAGCCGGACAAACTCCTCTGCCACCTGCAGACCTTCAAGCGGGCTCTAGCTGATGTCTCTTCAGAGCATGGGAAGGACGGGGCATGACGACGCGCGAGCAAGCCGAGCTTCGCGCCGTCGCCATCGAACTCGACAAGTTCGGGTTGAGCCGGAATGCCGGCCGTCTTCGAGCGCTGCTGGACGAGTCGCCTGACGACGAGCGACCCTGCCCGATCCAAGACGACGCCGGACAGGTGCGAGCGATCCCGTGGGGCCTCGCTGAGCTTCTGTACCCGGCATACGGTCATTCGCAGTCACTGGAGACTCTGGCGAACCGCGGCGGCTTCGGCCGGAATGAGCTGGGGATGCTCGCCGCCGACTGCTACTCATCGACCCCGGCTCGCGCGAGGCCACGACTCAGGCAGATGCCCCTGCTCGATCTGTACGACATGGCGAGAGCGGCCTCCTCCAACCAGGGGGAGGGACGGTGAGCGCGGCGGTGGCGGTGGATCTGTCGATACCGATGCGCCTGAAGTTCTGGACGGTTGCCCAGCACAAATACGGCTGGTCGCATGTCTCCCGCCACAAAGGCGAGGTGCAGGTTGCCGACGCCCTCGTTCGCCGCGGCCTGGTCGAATACGTCGAGCCGCACAACGGGCGCGATAGCCACATACCGGAGATCGCGGCGACGGACGCCGGCCGCGCCGAGATTCAGCGTCGCTGGCCTGCCTCACCCTTCGCGCACGGCACCTACGAGCCGCAGCCGAACGGATGGCAGAAGCCCGACGGCAGCTTTCCGGCTGACCAGGGGGAGGGAGAGCTTTGAGCGCCGAACCCGCAGTTGGACAGGCGTGGCGAGAGAAGTTGACCGGGATGCCCGGGCGGGTCGTGGTCATCACGGAGGTCGGCCCGAGCTTCGTCTTGGCTCGCGCCGAGGTTCCGCCTCACCGCCGCACCCGCATCTCGCGACCAGGCCTCGATGCCCGCTTCATCGAAATCGGCTCAATGTGCATGGCCGCGCCCCAGCACTGGCCAGCCTGGTTCGCTGAGGATGTCCGGTCCGGGGAGGAGAGCTGATGGGGGCTCTCCTACGGCGGCGGGACCAGCGAGTCGCGGAAGGCGGCCAACGCATCTCGTTCTTCGTCAAGAGCCTCCAGGTAAGCCACCGTTCGCTCAACGTCCTCCGCATCCGCCACCGGGAGACCCAAGCGGTCGAAGGCTTCGGTCTGCTCTCGCATTTCCTGTTCTCTAACTGTGCGCGCCCGGACGGCCTCGCGCGCTTTCATGGCCGCCTTCTCGGTCTCGGTTGGCATTCGGGGAGTATCGCACTCACCGCCTCACCACTCCATAGGGAGGGGAGATGAGGGTCTCGCTGATTCGCATCCGGCACTCCGACCCCCCGGTCAACCACGACCACACCTCGGAGCCCTTTGAGCGACGAACCCCTGTCACCCAGGCCTGGTACGCGCAGAACCCGGAGACGAAGGTCGGCAGCTCCGGTCGCACTCGCATCGCCGCCGCCCGCCGCGTTCGACGCCTTGAGCGTGAGTTTGGCCTGCCGGCCACCTCACTAGGAGACGACCGTGCTTAGGCGGTGGAGAAAGAGGCGACTGGAGAACGCCGAGGCTAACCTTGGGGACGCGCGCTACCGGCGCTTGCGGGCGGCTCGATTCGGCAGGCAGCGGCGCACCCTGGAGTGGGCAAGAGAGATCATTCACCTTCAGCGCCGTGTCACCCGTCTTCAACGCAAGTTGGGAGACGATCAGTGAGCGGGGAGACGGTGCGGGAGACCTGTGGCTGCGGAGCAGAGTGGGAAGGCACTCGCTACTTCGGCGACGAGCGCGAGAAGTTCCGCGAGGCGCATGCCGCTTGCCGCGAGCCCAAAGACAATCAGCGGCTCCAAGAGTTGCTGTCGGCGATCAAGGTCCACCGCAACGCCACCGAATCTCGCTGCCGTCTGCTTTCCAGTCGAGAGGCCACGGACTCGATGCTCAAGCCGGACCGAGACCTCTACATCGCAGCCGAACAGATTGAAGCCCTACTACCTGAGAGCAAGGAGGGATCGTGAAGCTCAAGGCATCAGAGCGAAGCGCCATTCTGGCCGGGGAATACCCGGAAATCGTCAGGCCCCATGAAAACGGCTGTCCCTTCACGGTTGGTGAGCGGATCGTTCTCAAGTCGCAGCGATCTCGCACCGGAGCAGTCCCCATCGTCACCATGACGATCACCGGCAAGCACCGCCGGGACGCAAAGACCTGGCAGCCGATCTACAAGGTCAAAGACGACAGGGGCCTCTACTTAGCCAAAGGCAACGGCTACACCCGCTCAGCCAGCACCTCGGTGGACTGGGAAGCGCCCGTGCTAGATCCTTCTGCTCAGGCGACGTATGCGGCCCAGGGACGCCTTGAGATGGCCAAGCGCAGAGAGAACAGCCAAGCGGCCATAGAAAAGCAGGACAGGGCAGCCAAGTCGATGCTCTTGGAGACGTTGAGTGGACTTGAGGGGGCGACCCGGACACTCTTTCTGGCCGAGATCCAGCGCAGTTGCCAGAACGCGAAGATGCAAGGTGCAGCGTGAGCGTTTTGTCGTCCGACTGGCCAGAAATACTGCGCCCTAGGCGCATTTGGCGAGCAGGTAAATCGCTGAAGCTCTTTCCTAGCCGCAGCATGCCCATTTCGCTCCGGCTCACGCAATTCGCGCCTGTCAGGTTGAGCCAATGGAGGCAGATGTGAGCTACGAGATCCTGGTTTGCCCTGTCTGCTTGCAGCAGATGGAGCACGACCCGGAGTACGGCTCGGATTGCTACCACGACGAGTACGGAGGCAGTGTCGAGGCGATTAGGCTCACCGTAGAGCCACAGAACCTTTCCCTCACTCGCGATCTCGCCCTATTCAGGCTCCAGGACGCCAAGCGAGAGGCAGCCTTCAAGCTGGCTGAGCGCAGGGTCTATGAAAAGCTTTCGCAAGAGGAGAAGGACCGACTTAAAGCTGAAAGATGGGCCAAGATGAGCCCCATGGAGAAAGCCCTGCATCAGCAACTAGAGGGCCAGAGGGAAAGTCTTCTCAGCCAACTCTCCAGGGGTGGTTTTATGGAGGTTCCAACACATGACTGAGCTAGTAGAGAAAGAAACCAGGAACACCCAGACCCGCAAGGACGAGATCACCCTTGAGCGAGGTCTGATGGCCCTGGCTGAGCGCAACGGAAACTCCCGCAAGGCCGCCAAAGACCTCAAAGCAGACGGCATCGAGGTCTGCTTCCAGACGCTCTGGAACTGGTCTCGCCAGTACGAGGACCGCTACCAAGCCATCAGGGCTCAAGTCCTCCCCAAAATCAGGGCCAAAGCCGCAGACCAGCACATGGATCTCGCCCAAAGGCTGATGAAGGCTGAGAGCGAGATGGTCGATCAGCTCCAGAAGAAGATTCCCGACATCGAGCCAAGGGATCTTCCAGGCAGCATCAGGAATACGGCCGTCTCAGCAGCAGTCCACACCGAGAAAGCCCAGCTCCTGAACGATCAGCCCACCCAGCGCGTTTCAATAGATCTGCCGGCCACCCTGAAAGAACTCAAGAGCCTAGGAGTAGATCCAGCCACGGTCCTAGACCTACAGCCGGTCTCAGAGGAAACGGTCGAGCCTCGGGGGGATCACAAGCAGCCCCACGACACAGAGGCTTAGGGTGGCTCTCATCCGCCGCCGGTACGCAATCTGCCGCCCCAACGGCTCTCCCAAGCTCTTTAACGCCTGGACTCGCTGGGGGGCTGGCCGCAAAGCAAAGCGTCTAGCCGAATGGCTCGGCTCTCCCACGCGAGTAGTAGACGTCGGCGCTAGACCTGCAAGAATCTGGGCCTACTTCAGCTCAGACGGTCAGCAGGAAAGCCCCGAGGAATACGAGGTATGGCGTAAGCGCAGAGACGAAGCCTTCGGTAAGCCGATAGCGGAGTCATAAGGGTCAGGCCTTAGCGCGTAGCGCGGTCTCAAGCAGTTAGGTCCGAAGGTGAGATTGACTCGCCAACTCGACTGACACCGACCTCAAAGCGCGCCCGCGCATCCCTCTTCACCTGCCTAGCTACAGCCTGAATGACTAAGCCCACTTGGCTCTAGCACTGGCCTTCACAGCGCTGTGTGTCTATAGGCGTGTCTCTCGACGCCTGAAAGCCGCAGACCAGGCCACAAGACACGCGATAGGGAGAGGGGGGAGGGGTCGAGCCCGGCGCGGGCGCTGTACAGAAAATAGGCCCCCCTCTGACAATTTCCAGACAAACGCGGTTCTGTCATTACAAAGTCATTAGCCCACTGTCATTACGACGGTTGTCATTACACCGAAGAGAAAGGTTCGGCTTTCGGATGATTGCTGCGAACCCCGTAGACCAAATCACTGCCGCTGCAATCCAAGAGGCGTGGACGGCAGACACCATCACCGCAGATTTCGGGCTATTTGCCGAAGTGGCCCTTCGTGGGGTTGAAGGGCAGGACTGCCTCGTTGCAAGGGCCAAGGGAAGCGGTTCTCTAGCCATCTGTGAGGCCACGCCGCGCAAAGAGGATGAGACCGTAGAGCAGTACGTGAACCGCCTCGACCAGGAACTAGAGGGGCTACTGAAGGAATTGAAAACCGTCTCCACCTTCAGGTCTCCAAATGCCCCGAACTGAGGTCTACCAACTCCGGCTCACGAAGGATGAAAAGGTGGAACTGGCCGGGCAGGCCGCTCTCAACGGCGGCTCCATCGCCAAGCTGATCCGCGACACGTTCGGGCTTGGGGATCGATCACGGCGGTTCGCCTCCCCGCCTTACGAGACCTCGCAGGAACGCGAGAACAAAGCGAAGGTCCGTGAGGCAGTTGGGAAGGGAGAGTCGTTTGAGGTCGAGGTTGTCCCGGGCTTCATCCAGACCGACTCTCGTGAGACCGCAGAAGCTTCGCTTGAACCGCTGGTCCAACAGCTCAAGGGCCAGGGCATGACCACTCCGGTCGCCCGCCGCGAGGCCCGCAAGCGCCTCGGCCTGTAGTTCCCTAACTGGTCTACATTCCGCGTCGCTCGTGCGTCGTTTTGGACCGCCAGTACACCAGCGGTAAGCAGGTTGTAGATAGCCGCTGGCCCTCTTCCGAATCTCCGCCCCACTCGGGGCTACTACCGCGTGAAAGCAACGGGCCGTTTGTCGCCCACGAAAGGAACGCATGTCCAGCCTCTCCGATGTTCGCCAAAAGCAGTACGAGATCGTGGAAAAGCTGCAAGACCGTCTGCTCATTGAAGCCGAGCACGGTAAGGGCGACGAACTCCGCAATGTCTCGGTTGCTCTGGGGATTGCCACCGACAAGCTCTACATGCGCCCGACTGGAACCTGAAAGGACCACATGAAGCGCCAGAAAATGACGATGGCCGCGATGAAGCGATCTCCCTTCGGTGGGGGACCTCGTTACGGGGGTCCTGAGAACGGCCGTCCCGTAGCTCGCCGCAAGCCGAAGGTCAAAGCGCTCCCGATGAGCCCGGCCAAAGACGGCGGCCGTAGGTACTTGCGCGACAGGCCCAACTACACCCCGGGCGAGTGGACCCCGAAAGACAAAGCGCAAGTCGATAAGAACAACCGCCGCCGAAACGGTTACGGAGGCCCGCTGAAACCCGCGCCTCCGTTGAAACCGAGGAATCCGGCAGGCTCAGGACCGAAGCTGGCGTAATGGCCTTCAGGACCCCGAACACCGTCTCCACCGGGGAGGGGACCTACAACATCAAGGAGAAAACCTTCTCCGGTAGCGGGAAGGCTCCGGCCGGCTACAAGAAGGTCCCGGAACCCACTGTCGAGACGACGCCGATCGTCACGACGAACACCAAGAACGGCACGACGACCGTTTCGACCTCGGGGTTCCCGTCCCAAGTGTCTGCCAAGCGCGCTACGCGCCGCGCCAGGACCGCGAATCGCAAGGCACAGCGCATCCGCCGTGCGGTGACCCAGACTCGCCAGAACGCCTCTGAGCGGAAACGCAAAAGTGCCCAGACCGACAGGCGTCTAGCCCGGACCGAAGCTGCGATCAAATCGCGTCGGCCGAAACCGACCTCAATCCCGAAGACCTTCAAGGGCAAGCCCACCGCCGGGACGCCGACGCTCAAGAGCCTCCAGGTCGCAGCGAAGACCGGGGCGTTGAAGACGAACCAAAAAGGCTTCGTCACTACCCCGCCGGTCCGCAAAGCAACGCGCGAGCTGAAGCAGGCGAAGAAAGCCGTTCGCAAGACCACGGGTCTCACCGGCCCGCTGACTCAGGGGCAGAAGACTTTCGCGCGACGGGTGGCTAAAAAGACTCCTCTCTCACCCCGCGTCGTAGCTGCCCAGACCCTCGCAGAGCAGAGCGGAGAAGCTGCCCAGCAGCGCGAGGCCGAGGGGAATCACAACTGGCTCAACATCGGCTACTTCGACTCAGGCCCGGGGGAGCTGACGAGGGACGCGACGTGGAGCAACCCGAAGGCCGCAGCCGATGCCACGGTGCGCTTCCTCAAGGGGCAGGAGTTCGGACCCTCCGAGGGCATCAAGGCCATCCTTCCTGCGTCCAAGGGGAGATCGGACCGAGAGCAGATCGCCGCGATTGCGAACTCCGGCTGGGCCTCCAACCCTGGTTACCAGGAGTTGATCGAGGGCACCCACGACCTGATCGGGGTCAAGCAGAACCCCAAGGCAGTCAAAAGACTTCAGAGGGCCAAGGCAGACGCCAAGTCGCTTGGCCTCAACACGTCGAAGGTAGGCGAGCCCGCCAAGAAGGTGGTCACTCGTTTTAAGGCGGCGATGGTTGCGGCCAAAGAACTGGAGAAGGCGAAGCTCCCCTACGTCTGGGGAGGGGGTCACGGAGACCTGGCCTCTCGTCCCACCGGAGGCGGTCTGGACTGCTCTGGCGCTGTCTCCTACGTGCTGAACAAGATCGGGGCGCTGAAAGGCTCCTTGGTCTCAGGAGACATGGGGTCGGCCCTCAGCCCCGGCCCTGGCGCGATCACCGTCTTCTACAACCCGGTCCACACCTTCATGCGGATCGGCAATCGCTACTTCGGGACCTCGACCACCAATCCAGGTGGCGGGGCGGGGTTTATCGAGGGCACGCCCGATGACCTCTCGAAGTACAGCGTGGGGCATGTCCCTGGCCTGGGGAAGCAGCAAGCCCTCCAACTCGGGATCACCGATCTCTCCGGTTCAACCTCCTTCCCCGGCCTCTCCCTCTCGGGAAGCGGCACGACGGCCACCATCGAATCTGGCGCCAGCACGACGAAAGGCAAGCCAGGCTTCTCCCAGAAGCCGATCACCCCGGCCCAAAAGGCCCGTCGCAAGTTCAAACGACTGGACGAACTCGGGGTCGGCTCAAGCGAACCCCCCTCGGATGAAGTCAGTCCAACGCTCAAGCGCCTCGAAGAGAAATACGGCGTTGCGGCGTGAGCCTTCCGACGCAGGTTCAGGGAAACAAACACCTAGAAGCCAAGCTCCGCGAGGTCGCGGAAGCGGTGAGGGTCAACCCTCTCTTCGCTTACAACAATCCCGACCTCTCGCCCAAAGTCCACGAGAAGCAACTTGCCTTCAACCGAGTCAAGGCCCCGGTGGGCGGGACCAAGGCAATGATCGCGGGCAACCGTTCAGGCAAGACGGTCTGCTGCATCGTTGATGACGTGATCCAGGTAGTGGATCGTGAGGACGTCCCGCCGCACCTGCTCGGCTGCAAGAAGTTCGAGCCCCCCTGTGACATCTGGATCGGCGCGCCGAAGGGGAAGAAGCACGAAGACACCATCGTGCCCCTGCTCCGCAAATGGCTTCCTAAGAATCAGCTACGCGACGGGAATTTCGACAAGTCCTACTCTTCCCAAGCCGGAACGATCAAGCTGGTCAATGGCTCGACTATCGGTCTCAAGTCCTACGACCAGGACGTAGACGCCTGGGCCTCGGCGGCTGTTCACCGCATCCACTGGGATGAGGAGCCGAACAACGCCAACGGGCGCAAGATGCGCTCCGAGGCCAGGGGCCGGCTGGTCTCCACGGGCGGGGACGAGATTCTGGGGATGACCCCCGTGCTTGGGATCTCGACTTGGGCCTATGACGAGATCTACGAACGTCGCCATGAACCGGGGATCACGGTCATGTCGATGGACATCCAGGACAACCCCTGGAATACCCCGGAGGCAATCGAGAGCTTCCTGTCTGGGCTGACCGACGAGGAACGCCGCGCAAGGGAAACCGGCGAATTCGTCCACTTCGGCGGCCTCTTCTTTGAAGAGTTCCGCGAAGCCCTACACGTCGTGGATCTCCCCTCGCTTGAGCAGATCCGCCAACTGGAGATCGTCGTGTCGATCGACCCCGGCTTGCGACACACGGGCGTCACCTGGAGCGGCTGGGACTCAGACAACGCCGGCCTCTTCTTCGCCGAGTACTTCCCCCCCACCACGAACGTCCCCGACATCGCGGCTGAAATCCACCGCCGCAACAAGCAGTGGGGGCTCAAGGAGCCGACGTTCGTAATCGACCCCTCCTACCGCAACCTGACGACCGCCATCCACGCAGACGCGGTGCAGGCCAACTACGCCCGTGAGGAGATCTACGCGCAGACGGGCAACAACGACCGGCGCGCGGGAATCCTTGAGATCAAGAAACGCCTTCAAGCCAAGGATGGCGAGAGGCCCCACCCGACCTTGCTCTACGCGCGCCCGAATCCAGACCGTCCTGAACTCGGCGTGCCAGAACTGATCAAGCAGACCGAACGCTACCGACGCAACCCGGACGCAGCGGACGAATGGCAGGCGGTCCCGCAGGACGAGCACACCCGGTTCGATCTCGTGGACAGCGGCCGCTACGCCGTGATGACGCGCACCTGGGACATCCCTGACGGCCCGGCCGAGCGCCCGCCCGACTCTTACGAATATGGCCACGAGCCACCACTAGACCTAAGCGAGTTTCAAACCGAGGCGCCGCCGATGGGCGACGCGAGTTAGGAGAAAGCATGGCCCTTGAAACCATCGACACCTTCAACGTTGGGAAAACCACGGCGAAGCTGATCAACGCAAGCCCTACCAGCCAGGCCAAGATCTTTAACGGCTCAGGAGGGAAACTCTTCTACAAGACCTCTTCCGACGTGGACACCGAAGACACCGAAGTAGCGGTCGGTTCCTCAGCCACGGTCGAACAGGTCGTGTGGATCATCTCCGAGTCCACCTCCAAGGTGCTGGTCGAACACGTCAGCGGCACGACCTCGCAGGACTCCACGGTCGTGGATGACCTCACCGTGGGCGACAAGGCATACGTCAAAGGCGAACTCGAAGTAGACGGAGAGCTAAACCACGACGGCTCCAAAGTCGGATTCAATGGCGCCGCCCCAGTCGCCAAAGCCTCGGCTCTGACCGCCGTCTCCGCTGAAGCTATCGACTCCTCCTACGGAGCCCCTGAGGAAGCGGTTCTCAAAAGCCTGAAGGCCCGCTCCGAAGAGATGGGAACGATCCTCAAAAACCTCGGCCTCGTTGCCTGATGGACCCGAAACTGGTCCATCAGGCAGACCGCAGGCCCGGAAGGTGCCTGGCCTCTCGGGACGTCGAGGGGCCATTCATCGACACCGGCTGTTGGTCGCGGGAGCACGACCCCTACGTCTATCTCTCGGTGCGCTGGTTCGAAGAGACGGCCCGAAACCTCCTGGGGATGGTCTCCGCTCAAGAGGTCGAGGAACGCTTCGCCTCCATCCAGGCCCAGGTGAAAGAGCAGGCCGAGAAGCTTGAGGCACTGGCCGAATTCGAGACAGCGGCCATCGAGTACGAGGAAGCCAAAGAGAAGGTGATGGCCCATGTCGGTTAACGCCAATCCGGCGGGCTCCCTCGGCGATGGTCGGCAAACGGTCGCTGAAGGCGGCAAACCCGTAGCTCTCGCAACCACCACGGGCTGCAACTGGATCTCCGTCACCGCTGAGACCGACAACACCGGCGTCATCGCGGTGGGTGGGAAAACCGTCGTCGCCAAACTCGAAGACCGCCGTGGCGTGGCACTGGCCAAAGGCGAGACGGTCACCCTCCCGGTAGGGGATCTAGCTCAGGTCTACATCGACACGACCGTCAACGGTGATGGCGTGACCTTCACCTACGGGATCGCATGATCGCCCTCTACGCCAGCCTGGGAGCCGCCTGGCTCTTTCTCGCCGGACTGCTCATCGCTCAGCAGCGCGAGCGGCGGGAGTTCAACTCAGAGCGCTCAGCCCTTCTCAGTGCCTTCACTTTGGAGCGCGAGGTCTGGATGCGCGAGCGGCGGGACCTTCTCAATCGCATCCAGGTCCCTGAGGCAGCTCCGTACATGACGAACGACGACGGTCCTTCGGACGACGATCTCCCCACCCTGCCGGAGTTCGAGGTTGACGCAGTCGAGCTAGAGCGAGCCAAGGCTGCGCTAGAGGAGGCCGGGTACTCAGAGGGACCGGTCGGCTAGATGCCCGCCATTCCGACGAAAGTCAAACAGGCTGTAGCCCAGGTCCTCAACGAGGAGTTGAAGCCCTCGCCTGGCATCGAGGCTCGTCTGAAGCGCGGCAAAGACGCGATGGCCGAAGGCGCCCCGAAGCGCAACGAGTGCCTTCGCTTCTCCCGTGGCCGCCAGTACTCTTGGGTCGATTCCCAGAACGTCATCCGCGAGCAGGAGACGACCTCGTCCTACGAGAAACGGGGGGGCAAGGCCCGCCATCGCGTCCGCTCGGTCCGCAACTACATCTTCGACCACGTAGAGACCGAGGTAGCAGGCGCCACTCAGAGGGTCCCGGGCTATGACATAGCGCCGACCTCCAACGCCCCGAAGCGCATCTCCGCCGCCCGCCTCGCTAAGAAAGTCGCCTATTACGGCTACGAACAGTGGGGCATCGATCAGGCCACCGAGCGGACGATCCGCTACTCGGTTGTAGCTGACGAAGGCTTCGCCTGGCCCTACTTCGATAACACGGTTGGCCCCTACTTCGAGGCCGATGTTTTGGATGAAAAGGGCGAGCCCACGGGCGAGAAGAAGACCGTAGGCCAGGGCGAGATCAAGGTCCGGGTCTACGGTCCCAACGAAGTCTTCTGGGAGCCCGGGGTCCGCTTCCACGAGTCGCGCTGGCACGCGATAGAGCAGGCCCGTGACCTGGATGAAGTCATGGAACAGGACGGCTACGCGGGCGGGAAGCTCGACCCCGACGCCCAGAAGGCCGAAACGTCCGACCCTGACTCAGCGCAAGAGCGGCTTGTCCTAGTCACCGAGTACCTGGAGCGGCCAACCAAGGTCAATCCCAACGGTCGCTGGCTGACGATGGCCAACGGCCGGGTCATCATCCCCCAGCGCCCCTACCCCTGCCGGGACGGGGAGGGGAAGGTTCTGGATGAGCCGGTCCTGCACGAGCTGCACTACGCCGAAGATCCCGACTCGGATCGCAATCTCGGCCCAGTCCGCTTCGCCATCGACGCCCAGCGCCAGCTGAACCACGCGGTCTCCAAGATCGCGGAGTGGGTGAACCTGATGCTGAACCCTCAACTCATCATCCAGAACGGCAAAGTTCTCTCAGGCAAGCTGAACGACGCGCCTGGGGCAATTGTGCGGATCGCGGGTTCGGGTGAAATCAAAGTCCGCGACGTGCCCCAGATCCCCCCGGAGTTGTTCAAGCAGAAGGAAGACGCGATTTCCGACATGGCGCGGATCTTCGCCCAGAATGACATTCCCGCCCAGGTCGAATCGGGCAAAGGGATTCAGTTCCTCCTCGAAAAAGACTCCTCCCGCCGGGCGACCTTCTACAAGAACCTCGCCCGGTTCCACGGCCGCCTGATGCGCCACTGCCTCTACCTCGCCCAGCGCCACTACACCGAGAAACGCCTTCTCAAGGTCCGGGGTGAACAAGGCATCGAACCCATCGCCGACTTCCTCGGCGCAGAACTCCTGGGAGAGGTGGACGTTCGGGTCTCGGTCGGCTCGATTGAACCGCGCACCCGCGAGTCCATCGAAGCCAAGATTCTCGCCTTCGCAGATAGAGGCTGGGTCAGCCCCCACGAAGCAATGACGGCGATCAACAACGGCACCGCCGAGGGACTGGTCCAGTCCTACGAACGCGACGTAGCGAGGGCCAACCTGATCATCCAGAAGTGCAAGGAAGGCCCAGAGGTTTTGTTCGCCACCCCGCCCCGCCGGCCGTTCTTCGGAGAGAACCCAGGGGTTGACGAAGAAACGGGACTGCCAAGGGAATTCATCCCAGGCTGGATGCCTCGCGTCTTCGACAACATCGCGGTGCAGAAGGATGTAGTAGCGGACTTCATGAAAGGAACCGAATACGACGACTTCGAGCCTCCCCAGCAGGAGGCCCTGAACGCCGTCTTCGACTCTTACTTGCAGTTGGAAGCGGCCCAGCAGGCCCAAGCCGCCGAAGCGCAGGAAATCCAAGCGGAATCACTGGGGATGGGGAATGCCTCAAAGCCCCAGAAGACGACTCCGCTGCCGGATCAAGCACCGATCCCGGCCTAAGACTTCGCCCCCAAGGGCAAGACGGACACGCCGCCATGCGGCCCCGTAGACCCGCCAGATACGCCCGTAGCGGCCCTGGCCACATAAGGAGAGACACATGGCTGATGAGCCAGCGGCCCCTTCCGTAGTGGAGGACACGCCCACCCCTGCGGCCCCGGCAACGCCGGACACGCCGATCAATTCCGATTCACCCGCAGTGCCGGATGGATACATCGAGGACTCCCGCTACAAGGAGTTGCAGGCAGAGTTCACGCGACGCAACGAGCTATTGGCTGACATCGAAGGGCGTAACGGCCCGGAGAAACAGGCCGCCGCTCTTGCTGAGCATGCCCGCATAGAGCTGGAGGACGACAGCGAGCCCGTCGAGGATGACGAGTTCGACCTGCCCCCCGATCCGCTGGACGAGATCCAGGCGATCAAGCAGGAGCTAGCCCAGAGAGACGAGGCAGCGCAAGCCGCCGAGTTCGACCGGCTGGAGGCCGAGTACGTCGAAAAGACGGTTGAGGCTCTCGAAGAGAAAGAGAACCTGAAGCTGTCTGACGCGGAGTACGACGCCGTCGTCAACCACGCCCTCTCCAATCGCGATCAGCACGACGGCAAGCCCGACCTAGAGGGTGGCTTCGCCAAGCTGAAAGCGATCCAGGAGGCGGCACAAAAGCGCTACCTCGACTCCAAGAACGAAGCGGTGCTTGCACCGATCGGCGCAACGGGTGAACCCAAAATCGACCTCAAGGACAAAGACGCCCGGCAGAAGCTGGGGATTGAAGTCTTTGAAGCTGCCGAGAGGTCCAAGCAGACCTAAGGAGAAGGCCACATGGCCGCTACGGAGAGTTCACTCGAAGCCGCTCTAGACGTAATCTGGACCCGGCGTCGGTTTGTCGAACAGCTGTTTGAAGAAAACCGCTTCCTCGACAAACTCAAAAAGACCGACAAGTACACCCAGGGCAAGGAAGCGAAGGTTCCGCTTCACGTATCCCGCAATGGCGGCTTCACGTCTCTGCCTTCAGGTGGCGGCAATCTGAACGAAGCCGGCAACCAGGGCTACAACGAAGCGAACTTCAAACTCACCCACCACCACCAGCAGGCAGCCCTGCAGGGGGACATCCTCGACATCTCGGCCGACAAAGCCGGGTCCATCGTTTCGGCGGCGGATGAGGAGATCACGCGGGCGCTCAGCGACATGGAGCGCCAGTTCACCCGCATGTCCTACGGCGATGGCACCGGGCGCATTGCCCAGTGCCGGACCTCGAACACCAACAACGTCGATCTCAATACGACCTCCGGGCGTATCGCCATCGAGCGCGGTTGGATCTACGAGGGCCAGCAGGTCGACGTCGGCACCAAAACCGAAGAGGCGACGATCGTCAACGGCGGCGTCGTCACTGCCGTGGATGACGTGAACTACGCGTTCACCTCCTCGACGGGCAACGTGACGGGCGAGGGCACGACCCACTACGTGTCCAACAAAAACGGCCGCTCGGGGGAAACCTCCTTCGAGATGAACGGGATTCAGAACGCCATCAGCGAAACGGCTTCGTTCGGCGGCCTCTCTCCCTCGCTTGAGCGGCAGTGGAAGGCGACGGTCAACAGCACGACTACGACCCTGACCATCTCCTCGCTGCTCACCGCCCAGCGTCGGATCAGGCAGCGGAGGGGGAAATCCCCGACGTTCTTCCTGACCGGCCTCCTGCAGCAGCAGAAGTTCTACGAACTGCTGGAGCAGCAGGTTCATTTCGGTTCGGACAAAGGCCTCACGGCCGGCGCAGACGATTCCACCACCTGGAACGGGATGGAAATCTTCGCCGACCCGGACTGCCCGGACGAACTGCTGTCGATGGGCCACTGGGAGCACCTGTTCATGCTGGAGACGCCTAGCGGCGGGCCGTACTGGCAGAACAAACACACGGGCGGCGAAAAGCTCGCCTGGATACAGGGAACGGACAGCTACGGCGGGAAGCTGACCTACCGCGCCAACCTCGGTGCGGATCGTCGTAACGACATGTACCTGTTCAACGCCCTCGCCACCTCGTAGTCCAGCGCCCTGGGGAATCAAACCCCCGGGGCGTTTCCGCTGTCCTCAACAGGAAGGATTCACCGTGGCCGTCACCGCTACGAACGCCCTGCCGGTCCCCTACCGGATCGAGGGAAACAAAAAAAAGGTTGTCTACGACGTTGCCTTCGACAACAAATATCTCGAAGGCGGCGAGACCCTGGCTGCCACGTCGCTGGGTCTGAACGTCTTCGAGACCGCGATCTGCGATGTCAAGACCGTAGGCGGGACCGTCAACGTCGCCTCCGCCTACTACGACGGCTCCCTGATCCACCTGCGAGACGAGACGCCGGCAGAGGTCGCCTCCGAAGCAGATGTCTCGGGGTTCGTCGTCAGGGTCACCGCCTGGGGCGTCTAGGGCATGAAGGATCCCTTCGGGCTGATTCCAGAGGACATCAAGGCTCGTCACGAGCGGGCCGAGTGGGTAGACCGAGCGGCCACGGCCGGACGGGCGCTGGAACGCGAGCTGAAATCCCTCTACGGGAGGCAGATGGAAGTCGTTCTGGTCAAACCGACCATCGATCCCGCCCAGTGTCCGCCATCAGCCATCCCGGGCCGCTGGCATGTGAGGCGCAACAACCCGCCCCCGGCAGTCCCGACCTACATCCCGATCACCACGCCTGACGGCGGCTACCGGGACCCCGACTCAGGAGTCATCGCGGAACTGGCCAACATCGACCTCCGTCGCCCGGAGGTCATGCAGAAGTTCCTCGATCGCTCTCGCATCGACTCGCCCCACAAAAAGCGCGAGAGGGACCTGCGAACCGAGCAGCGCCGCGACGTTCTCAAGTCCGACTTCCTGGCCGCCAAGAGGGTCAGGGGGGAGGGGGGCCTCAAGAAGTCCTTCGCGGGCAAGAAGAGCAAGGCCCAGAAGCTCGCTGAGGCAGCGAAGAAATGACCGCAGAAGAACTGGACGCCCGACTAGCCGCGCAAGGGTTCCACTACCTCACTTCCGCTGAACGGCTCCAGCTCTTGAACGATGCCTACCTGCTTGACATTTGCGAGGACACCGATTGGCCCTTCCTTGAGGCGAGTAAATCCGGCTCCGCCCCCCTGGAAATCGCAGACCTGAAGACGGTCGAGTACGTCGTCAACGCGACCCGCAACTGCAAGCTGGAGCCGCTGATCCGGGCGCGGATCACCGACGACTGGAACCCCGACCTCACCGAGCCCGGCACGCCGGAGCTTTACTACGTCACGGAAGGCAAGAAGATCAACGTCTTCCCGGTCTCCAGCGAAGAAATCACGGTCCGCTACTGGAGGGTGGCCGAAGAACTCAGTGGCACGAAAGAACCCCTCCTGCCGAAACGCTGGCACTCGCTGATCGTGGAAGGGGCACGGGCGCGGGGATATCGCAACTCGGACGACTGGGAACTCTCCCAAGCCTGCCAAGCCAACTTCGACGCCGAACTTGAGCGGATGCGCGAGTCGCTGATGAATCAGGAGAGGGATTCACCAGATGACTACGTGGTCGTAGAAGACCCGGCAGCGCTCCACTGATGTCTGTCCGCGGCCTGACGGGCTACCCACAGCAGGGCTTCGGCAGAGGCTTGGATCTTCTTTCCAAGCCGGACAACGTCGACCCTGCTTCCTGCATCGACGCCCTCGATGTCCTCTTCTCAGACCGTGGAGCCATCCAGCAACGGCCGGGCTACGCGCAGCTCACCTCTCCCCAGCCCCTCACGAACCCCGTAGGGAGCCTGGAGGCCTTCTATACGTCTTCGGGTACGAGACAGCTTCTCGCGGGCTGTGGCACCCGACTGGAGGCTCTGAGTACCGCTGGGGCGGTGGTTGATTCAGAGACCGGCTTGACGAACGCAGTCTGGGACTTCGCCCGCTTCGGGAAACCGAACGCCGAGGTCGCCTACGCCGGGAACGGGACGGACACGCTGCGCAAATGGAACGGCTCCGAATGGACCGCTCCAACCGCGACCGTCAACGCCGAAGGTGTCAAAGCGATGCCGAAGGCCGGATCGCTCTGCGTGTGGCCCTCGGGTGGGAATCGGTTGGTCGCGACCCGCTTCTCTACGACTACCGGGGGGCCGGGAGGGGCGATCTCTTCCCCGGACCACGTCTGGTTCTCAGACCCTGGGGATCCGGAGTCCTGGCACACGACCGAACCCGAAGAAAACCAGGTGCAGCTGATGCCAGGCAACGGCGAGCCTATCCAAGCCTGCATCGCCTGGAAGGAATTCGTCTTCGTCTTCAAGGAAACCAGCTTCTTCGTCTTCTACGCGGTTGGCAGTGACGCCGAGGGCGGCCCTGAATTCCTCTTCCGCCCCGTCGACGCCGGCGTTGGTCTCGTCGCCCCGCGCGCCCTCTGCATCCACCCCACGGGCGTCTACTTCATGGCCCGCAATGGCGTCTACCGGACCACGGGCCAAGAGCCCGAACTGATCTCCTCGGCGGTCGAGCCGATCTGGTCCGGCGAAGCCTCGCCCTTCTACACCGGAGGGACGCTGGCTACGGGCTCGATCGCCAACTGCGCGATGGGCACCTGGGAAGACCGGATCTACCTAGCCTTCCCTACGAGCGAAGCAAACAGCCGCGTCCTCGTCTACGACCCGAACTTCGAGTGGTGGTCGCTCTACTCGCTTCCCGCCTCCTGCTTTACGAGCTTCAGGGTCGGCAGCCGCGAGGAGTTGGTCTTCGGCTACGCCTCGGGGGCAAACAAAGTCGGCCGGCATTCCTCGAGCTACACCAACGACGACGGGGCCGCGATCTCCTCCCGTTGGCGCTCCGGCTGGTTTGACCTTGACAACCCGGACCGCAAGACGATCAGGGAATCGAAGGTCTGGGGGACGGGCGTTGTTGAAATGGGACTGGACTCAGACTTCATCATCAACGCTGGCTCGACCGTCGAACTCGACATGACGGGCACGACCGGCTCGCCCATCGGCGGCGAAGGCTTCATCGGCGGCGAAGGGCTGATCGGGGACATCGCAAACGCACTGATCGGAACCCAGCGCCGCGTTGCAGAACGAGGCACGACCTTCTCCATGTTCTTCTTCAACTCGACCCTCGATCAGAGTTGGTCCATGCACCGCGTAGACAACTTGCTGAGGGAGATCTCCAAGCCCTCGACCATCAATCCATGAAAGGGAGCTAGATGACTGGCACCGTTCCGCCCCCGGAAGTGGGCGAGAAAAACAGCACCGGGGACCCGAAGTACATCGCCGCTATCAAAGTCCTCAATGACGGGCTGAACTCGGAAAACAAGATTCTCAATTCCTTCCTTGCTTCCCCTGGCTCATCCGTATATCGGACCCTGGCTACGGGCGATGGCTACTACAACGAAGGTTCCGCGGCGACTCTGTATTTCAACCGTGCTGCGGAAATGCAGCTGCTCGAATCAACCCGTGGGGTTGTTCTCTTCCAGTTCGCCAAAGCCGATTATGAAGTCTCGGGCGCTACGCAAAAACTGAGACTGCGAGTGCAGCTTGAGACGAACGGGACGGCCCCGTCTCGGACCTTCACGGTAGGCATGTATCCCGTCACGGGTATTTCTGCGGGAACCTACACCGTGGGAGCGGCCGTAACTGGATCGACCGTGGCTTTTGCATCACCGTCCGCTAATACCCTTTCCCAAGGAAACTCTGGAGACTTTGCTATCCCCAGTGATGGCCCCTTCGTATTCGGGGTTGCCCTCTCGGGAGCCACCCCTGGCGGGAGCAAATCAGCAATCCACATCCAGTTGCAGACCCACCACACCTAGTTCCTAGCGGGCCGTGCCGCACATAGGCCCTTTCGTACCGAGGGACGGCAAGGGCGGATAGGCTTCGGTGGCGCAGATCCAAGCAGCACGCATAGCTGCGTGTACTGCCGTCGCCCAACTCGCCCGCTCGGGACTAAGTCGACAGAGACGAAGTCGGGCAACGTCGAACCGTAGGCCGCACAGAGTGAGTAGACCTCTGCGAAGTTCTCATGCGGCGAGTTGGGCGACTGTCGCCATGCCCGCGTGTCCCCAAGGATTGCCATGAACCCCGCCCTCATTTCTTCCGTTGCCAAGGTGTAGTCAAAGCGGTGGCCGATCTCGTGAAGCAAGGCGTTTTCCACGAAAAACGGGTCCTCAAAGAAGTGGGCTGGGTCTAGGAAAATATTGCCCCCAGGACCGGCTTCAGTGCACGCGCTACCTTCTCGACAGGGCGTTGAGTCTTCAACCAGGGTGACCACTTCATCGGGCGTCGGCACCTTCGCTTCATCCACCCAGCGCTGATAGGGATAGGAGCAGGGATCGCAGAGGATCGTCGTCCTTGCGCTGGCCTCGGAGCCCCCGAGGGCTAGCACCGCTGCCGCGACCAAAAGAAGCCGCTTCAACAGCGCTTCTTCACGAACCGCGAGCGAAAGTAGATGGTCGGTCCCTGCTTGTACTGATTTTCGATCCGCAATCTCCCTCGCCAGCAGTTCGATCGCCCCGATATCCAGCCGACGCGACAGGCCCATATATAGCGATTAAGCCGCCCAAAGCGGCAGTCAACGTACCCAGCCTGACGGTAGCGCCAGCCGGGGTAGCCGTGCAGGATCTTTAGTGCGTCGTCTCGCGCTTCACCTTCCCTGATCGTTGGATGTTCCACGTAATACGCGCTGGTAGCCGTTCCACTTAAGGCCAGTAGGCCAAGAATGGCGCAGCAGAAGATTGCTCTCTTCATTCGGTCCCTTCTTCCGGCGCTTCGATCAGGTCAACTCCGACCACTCAACCTCTTCACCCCCGAAAGGCTAACCCATGCCCTGGAAGCTTCGAGGCGGGGCCGTCAGGGACGCGGCCTCGGATCAGAACTTCCGGGGCCTCTCCCAAGACGGTCAAGCCCTAGATAACCGCGTTACCGAGATCGAGTCCGAAGGCGTCCCGCCGTCAGGGAAAGCCGGAGGGGTCCTCAAAGGGACCTACCCCAACCCTGAATTCGCCGTCGATATGGCAACCCAGGCCGAGCTAGACAACGGCTTGGCGCTGAAGCAGGACGCGGCCACCGCAGCGACCGACGCTGAGCTGGCGGGAGAGAAAACCGGAAGAGAAGCAGCGGACCTTGCGGAGGTAGTTGCACGAGTAGAAGCCGACGAAGAAGAGGCAACCTCACGGGCCTCTGCGGACTCCATAGAGAAAGCGGCGAGGGAAGCTGCTGACGGGGTCGAGGAAGGCGCTCGGAAAGCGGCTGACGCGACCGAGAAATCTGAACGTGAAGCCGCTGACAACGAACGGGTCAAAGGTCCGGCCGGCTCCACCGAATCGGACATCGCCCTGTTCAGCGGAACGGGCGGCAAGACGATCAAAGACTCGGGCAAGACGATCACGCAGCTCTTGCTCGAAGCCGAAGAAATCGCCCGTGCTCTCGCAGCAGCAGCCGCCGCAGGTTTGTCGATCAAGCAGCCTGCGACCTACGCGACCACCGCAGCCCTGACGATCACCGCCTCGGCCGAAAAAACGCTCGAAGGCGATTGCCCGCTGGTCGTGGACGGCAAATCGAGTCCTCCAATTGGCACCCGCCTTCTCCTGAAGGACCAAGCGTCCAAAGCCCAGAACGGCCTTTTTGAAGTCACCAAAAACGAAGCCATCGGCGGCGAAGGAACGATTGGCGGCGGCGGGGAAATCGGGGTCGGATCGAGGTGGCTCCTGACCCGCACGAGCGACGCCGACACGACCGAAGAGGCCAAGCAGGGCATGACGGTCTCGATCCTCTCGGGGGCCACCAACGGCTCAACCGAGTGGGTGCTTCAGACCGAAAACCCGATCGTCATCGGCGCTACCTCGCAGGAATTCGTCAGGCGCACGGCTACCCCGGTAGGCCCAGCGGGCGGGGACCTGACGGGGAACTTCCCGAATCCAACCCTCGCACCGAACTCGGTTGGCGCGGAACAAATCGAAAGCGGGGCGATTAGCGGACTCTCGATCCTTTGCGCTGCCGCCACCGTCACCGCGCTGCCCGCCTATACCCGCACCGGTAACAAAATCGAAGCCAACGCCAACGGTGCCCTCCCTGCACAGGACGGGGTAACCCTGGCGGTGAACGACTACTACCTGATGCGCGAATACGCCCAGGCGGGAGCCGACCAGGGCCCCTACAAAATCGGCAGCGTTGGGAGCGCAGGATCGAAATGGTGGATGGAGCGAGTGTCGGAGTTCGACACGTCTGAAAAAGCCCGGCCCGGCATGACTTTTCAGATCGTGAGCGGCACGCAGAACGGCGGCGTGGAGTTCGCTTTGCTCACGGCGGCGCCGATCACCCTCAACACGACGGTGCTGACCTTCGGGTATGCCGGCGCTTGGACCGCGCCGGCGTTCAAAAATAGCTGGGCGAACCTGGGCAGCACGTTCATGAACGTCGCCTATCGCAAGGCCAGGGACGGGAAAGTGCATCTTCGCGGCACTGCGAAACGACCGATCGCGGAAGGCTCTGGGGAAAGCGTGATCTTTGAACTTCCCCCAGGCTTCAGGCCGTCCGAACGCGTGATCTTTGCGGGTCAAGGCAACGACAGCACGGTCCACCCTCTCCGAGTCGATATCACGCCGGCCGGAGCAGTCACGTTCGTCCCGAACATCGCCAAATACAACATCGAATATTTGTCGCTCGACGGCATCTCCTTCTACCCCGACTGAGCCCTGCCCTCCAAGCCACGCAGCGCACCCAGCTTCGACAACGTCAATCCGAACCCCAAAGAGAGGATCTTCTAGTGGCACGAGAAAACAGTCCGCGTCGCCAGATCATCTCTAACGCCATCCAGGCCCGCCGTCCTCCTGCGACGGGCGGGACCTCTGCCCCTTCCTCGGCGTTGGGCGGAAACACCACCGGCCTGAACCGCGCGCGCCCTGCTGATCGGATGGGCCTTGGTCAATCACGCCCGGCCACGATGCCAAAGCCTTCCTCTCCTGCCGCTCCGGGGGCCACGGCCGCCCCAGCGGTCCGTACTCCGACCCCCTGGGACTCTCGCTACGAGCAGACCGTCAGCGGCGCTCGGAAAAGCTACCTCGACGCGGGAGCCAACTTCGATCTCTCAGAACAGGCCGCCAAACAGGACTTCGGCCTCGACGCCGGATTCAACGACTACAAATCGAATCCGAACTCCCGGGCGGCCCTTCTAGAGCAGAGCTTCCAGCAGGCCAACCGGGGGACGATGAACTCGGCCGGGTTACAGCTTTACTCCGGCTCGACCTCCAACCGCCTCGGCTCTAACCGCGCCACCTACGGGACCAATCGCGATGAGCTGGCGAGCGCTTACCGAGATGCCCTGGGCGAGATCAGCACCGGTCGGACCGAAGCCACCCAGCGCAAAGCCGACGAAGAACAGACCGCCTACTGGGATCGGATCGCAGCGGCGGAAGGCTCTGAGCCCGAAGCCGACGCGGCACCCGGCAAACCCAAAAAGAAACAGAAC